AACCCCCTAAGGGCAAGGGTGGCCCCCTCTGGCAGCAGTTTTACAACGACGCGGTGGCAAGGGGTCACCCCCTACCTGAGAAGCTGGCCGACACGCTCCTGCGGTCCCGGGAACACGCCCTAGAACTTGAGGCCAAGCGGCACAAGGCCCAGGTCACCACACACGCGCCCAAGCCGAGCGAGACGGTGGCGGTCGCCAAGGGCATGGTGAAAAAGGCGGGCAAGCCGGTGATACACGACGCGCTCCGCTGTAAGGCGTTGACACTAGAGGGGCGGCGGTGCGGGTTCAAGTCAACATGCGGGGAGTTTTGCAAGAAGCACGCAGTCGCAGAAAAAATGTGAGACAAGTGTAACGAATGGAAAACTTCAACTGGAACTATGTCTTCGCCGCCCTCGTCATCAACTTTCTGCTCGTCTATATCGTCCCCCGTCTGATAAAGAAGCCAACAGGCGTCAAGGTTCTGGACGATACGGTCCTCTACCTCAACTCTACCAAGAGCTTCTTGCTCTCGAGCTCCATCGTGATTGCTCTCGTGGTGTACGGATCTCACTACTGGGTTGCTTCAGCAGCGGACACTACGAGCTCAGGACCATCGAGCCCTAAATTTTAATATTTAGAATTTATAAATGAATCGCGCAATTAATGCGGCTGTGAATAACACGGTCAAGGCTAATAACCAGATGGTGGCCGCCGCCAATCAGGCGGCTATGGGCAACGCAGGCAACGCCAGTCGCATGGCCAACGCCGCGGCCAACAGTGCCATGACCGCCAACAACCAGTTCCGCACCGCAGCCAATCAGGCAAAGACCCTTGGTCTGAACAACGTGTCAAAGAATCTGAACGCCGCGGCCAACGCCGTGAAAAAGGCTCAGATTATCAAGGCGCTGAAGAGCGCCGCCAACGCCATCAAGGCCATGGCACCCAAGGGCATGATCGTCACTGCTGGAACTCCGGGCAACATCTCAGCGTCTGCATAAGCTCGCGCGTGAGTGAATGGTCCCACGACGTCACCTTTTTGTCGTAGCAATCCCACATACACGTTTGGAGTGCTTCGCCCGACGGAAACCCCCAGTTCTGATCGGCCGTGAATAGAAAATCATTAAATCCAATAGGCCCCTTTGTACACGGCACGACCCACGGCGTGTTCACGTACTCCTTCAGGCCCCCAAAATCCGTGATGATCACGGGCTTGTCACGGAGAGCCGCCTCAACGGCCCCCATTCCGACACCCTCGGAGTGTGAGCAATTGATATAACAATGAGACTGGTCGTGAACCTTCGCGAGGTCCTCATTAGACAAGAGGCCATTGATGACTGTGACGCCCGGAACTTTCCACGTCACCTCCTGCATACACGTCGCCTTGAGCACGAGGTGGGCAGCGTCCCTGAATTCACATCGCAAATAGGCGTCGATGAGGCCCCGGATATTCTTACGAGGATCCATGATATTGCCGATCGTGTAGAAGATATAAGGACCCTGAAGAGGCTTGGGCACGGACACTGTGCCCTCTGCGTACAGGTGAAGGATCTTCCAATTCACATCTGGAAATTGTTTTTCAAAAACCTCCTTACAGAATTCAGAGGCGACATACAAAGTGCCGTACTTTGCCAACTTCCCATAGGCGGGATTGACTGGCTCGGTTTCACATATAGTCATGTACATTACAGAGTCGCACCGGGCCGCGTACTGATCCACCATCGTGATGTGCTCATCGGTCGGTAGGACGAACGCAAACCCCTTGGTGTACCGCGCCTTCTTGGGCTGCTGACCAAACTCGACGTACTCGGCGTCGTGCCCCTTTTCACGGAGCAGCTCCGCATAGCGGTTCGTCACCTGACCGATTCCTGCCAGAAGCCGAGGTCCTATGAACAACCACGTATTCATTTACAATCACTGGCGACCATCCGTTTAACTAGTTCACGGAATGAAATCTTTGGACGCCACCCCAGCTGGTCTTGCGCCTTGCGGGCGTCACCGATGAGCATATCCACCTCAGCCGGTCGGTAAAACTCCGGGTTCACCTTGATGATCACTTGGCCAGTTGCCACATCTACGCACGTTTCATCTACGCCCGTGCCCGTCCAGCGCGTCGTGACGCCTAGCGCGTCACATGCCAACACAACAAACTCACGGATGCTATGCGTCTGACCAGTCGCAATCACAAAGTCTTCAGGAGCGGTCTGCTGAAGCATGAGCCACATGGCCTCGACGTAATCCTGTGCGTGTCCCCAGTCGCGCTTGGCGTCCATGTTTCCGAGCTCGATCACCTTGCCAGACTTTTTCCACTCCGCCAGACCGAGCGTAATCTTGCGCGTCACAAACTCCGAGCCCCTGCGCTCCGACTCGTGATTGAACAGGATACCGGTACACGCGAACAGGTCGTAAGACTCGCGATAGTTTTTGGTCATCCAGTACCCAAAGAGTTTCGAGACGCCGTATGGACTCCGGGGATAAAATGGGGTCCTCTCATTCTGGACAGGCGTTTGGACCTTCCCGAACATTTCACTCGTCCCCGCCTGGTAGAATTTGAATTTAGTTCCCAAATTAGACTGTCGAATTGCCTCTAGAATCCGAAGGGTGCCCATGGCGTCGACGTTCGCAGTGTACTCTGGCTGATCAAAAGAGAGCTTCACATGAGACTGGGCCCCGAGATTGTAAACCTCGATAGTGTCGTACGTAGACCCGAGATTACATATGATCGAGTTGATTCGGGCCGTGTCGGTCAGGTCGCCCTCCAGGAGTCTGAATTCAGGATGGGATTTCAGGTGTTCGATTCGCGCGTGCTTCCGCTCAGAACAGTACCGAGCTAGGCCGTACACCGAGTATTCCTTTTCGAGTAAAAATTCAGCCAGGTAGCTTCCATCCTGGCCGGTCACGCCGGTAATAAGCGCCGCCTTCATAACCTATAAGAGAACATCTTCCTTATTTGGTGTGTCAATATGGCCACCCGTAATTCAACTGGATTTTTGTACAAAATTGTCAAAAGGATTTCACGTCCACGTCTGTTCAGGGGCGCCATCGGAAACCACGAGGCCAGCCAGGGTATCCAACTGTCCATCTTATTTTTGATCCGAAAATAGTTTCTCCGGAATTACAAGAGATGAGCTTTATGTATGTACTGGCCATGACGGCCGCCGAGCTCTTTGGAAACGCCCACCTGAAATGGTTCGCAGACGAGGGCAAGCACCACAACCTCATGTTCGGTGTGTTGGCCTGGATGGCGGTTCTGTTTTTTCTGATCAAGACGCTGGCCAGTGCCAGCATGATGTGGACGTGTATTATGTGGGAAGCTATGATTGTGATTGGTGGAGCAATCACAGCCTGGCTGGTTTTTGGTGAGAAATTCACTCACTGGATTCAGTGGCTCGGGCTGGTGTTCGCCGTCGCAGCCGCCCTGTGTATAAATTACAATTGTGGGGACTCTAAATAAACGTATGGAGGTCTGATAGTATAATGGGATCCCTGTCCGAGTTTGAACATCACGTGTTCCGTCGGCTCGACAATTTAGAAGCTGAATTGAATGAGCTACGGGGGGTGACATGGCCAGTGTGTCAGGGACTGATCGAAGAGCGGACAGGGTCTTTTCAGACTATGAACGCCAAGAGGCGTTTTTTCAAATTTATACACGTCGATGACATTACGAAGCTTCTCAAGTACAAGGCGCGATTTATGAGAACTTCCCCAGATTTAGTCTACGAAGAACTTCGACAGGTGCGGGTAGAGGTACCTCGGGTGGGCGAAGTGTGAGCTGGGTCTGGCCGTCGATGTGGACACCGCCCTCGATCCACTTCTGGTACGTCTCAGGATCCTGAATAACGTGCGTGGCATCCTTGGCGTGTGCGTAGGTGCTCATCTTCTTCCAGATGTGCATAGGCGAACCAAAGCTGCTCAGGTGCCACCCGGCTGTACGGAATGATGGAAACTTCCAGCGGTTATCCCGAAGATGATTCGGTCCTACCCGTTTGAAGAGTTCACAATTGGTGATGACTGTGCCGAACCATGGCTCACCCGTAAACAGATAATCCATAGAGTACTCGAACATCCACATGTGCACAGATGTGATGAGGTGAGGAAGCTTCTCGAACGGAATCCTCGTCATGTCTGGAATCTCATCCACGTCACTGATCATGACGATCGCCTCGTTTGGCACGTCCGTGAGGCCGCGCAAGACGCACTCGCGCTGGTACTTCTCACGTGCCCATGGGTTTTCATCCTTTGGGGACTCGTCAGCTTTGACGACGACGTGCTCAATCTTGTGGAGCCACTTGGCGTAACGCTCTTTATTGTTTTCAAAATACAGCTCCTTGGGACCACCCACGTGGTTCACCTCGGCCTCGACGAGTACGAAACGGTCAACGTACCTATCGAGACACTCGAGGCGGAGCTCGAGCACATCAAACTCATTATAGAACATGAACGTGTCGCAAATCATTTAAACTTGTAGTAATTTTTACCCTTATCTTCAAAGTTTTTTAGAATCTGACGGTTATTGACCATGTGCCCACCGTCTCCAGCCACGTGGTGAAGCGCGTCAGCCTCGAAACCATACTGATACTGCTTAAGTTGGCCCAAATTACAATCAGGGACGAAAACCGTCTTGCGCTTGATGCCGTGCTTTTCAAGAAGGTTGCACAGGATCATGTCATCGTGCCACGTCACATCCAGGAGTTCTTTGAACTCTGGGAGGATCTTCTGGAGCCACCCCGCCTTGACGATAACCGACCCGTAGCCCTCAAGGACGTCCAGGGGTACCCCGTGTTGGCGAGGAAATTTACCTTCAAAATACGTTTCAAAATTGAAACCGCTCAGACCCCAAGCACTCTTCGTATCCGTCATGAACCACTTGAGAAGGTTCATAACTAATTTAGAATCATAATTGGTATCATCATCCACATACACTATGAGATCCTCTGGGTCGAGGTGGGAAGCGGGTCCCATGAACTTTGTGCCCGGACCAAGGTCTTCACAGTCCCGATTAATTTTTAATTTTGAATCAAAATTTGAGAGATCCGGGAGTTGGCCGTCCCAATCTGGAAACCTATTGTACTTGGGTGGGACATTAAGCCAGACCTCGTGACACGCCTGGCCGAGCAGACCCGGAAGGACCGTCTGTAATTTGTCAAACCGACTTGGGATCGTGGTCAGACTCACGATGACCTTCATTAAATTATCCTAGTCTGAAAATTTTATCTGGAACCTGAAAGAATTTTTCATTTGAAAATTCAAATCGAATTGATTGGAGCACAAGAGCCCCGTTGTGAATCTCGGTGAACCCCACGTTACCATCAGGCACGTTGTAAAGTTTCATAATTATTTCATACGGAAATACATCGTTTTTGAAGAGCTTGAACTTTCTGGGCCACTTGGCGACCTCATTATTATATACAATTTCATCCTCGACGGTCAAAACCTTTTTGAGTAGTGTTAGGTCGGTTCCTTCCTCTACGACAAAAGATATGGGCCGATCACATGGTTCCCAGAAGTTCAGCTCGAGTTCTGGAACGTCCTTGCGACACTTGCGGTCAAGGGGCGTCGGGAACTTGCGTACACTGGGCACGACCGTCACGAGATCCTTGCGAACATAAGTACACTCGAGGTACCTGGGCATCATATGAACACGATCGATATAGGTCCAGGGTTGGTTATGACAGTTGTTCCCGTGAATATGTACGAGGTAAAATGTCTCGTTTAGTTTTTGGATGACGTCCCAGTGATCGTCCTGAAGATCATGAAACTCTACAATCAACTGACTCACCCGTGAAAGATCCGCCTTTTCAAGAACGTCCCACTCGGCCCCTTCGACGTCCATTTTCAAAATGAAATCAGAACCTTCTGGGACGAAACGTTTCACGTGGGTATCCAGTGTAAAAAGGGGGTCGGCATCCATGGCCGCGATACCCTCCTTGACGTACGTGACGTTCGGCCCGGTCACAGGTATCTCGTCGATCGTGTGATCGAAAATATGAGCCTTGATACCCCACGCCTCGGTGAGTTGATTTTCAAAAGAAACATCCTTGTCCACGCCGTACCCCAAAAGGTGTTTGGCGCCGAGAGGGTCGTTATAAATCACGTAACCTCCGTCCTCATCTCGTCCATAACGCTTCATCTCACCGGACCCGACGACATCAAATGGACGGAAATCCATATGGTACTATTCAAGGCAACTTTTACTTTAAGGTGAGCATATACAGAGTCGAGCGAATCAGGGCCACAATTTCATCCTGAATATTCTTCAGGTACGTATCACCGCGTGGCAGACGGATCGCCCGAACCCGCGTCAGAAGGCTCTTGAAGTAGGCACGAGCCTTGGTCGGGTCCTTCATGAAGCGCTTGTTAATACTGATCCGACGGAGGCGGCCGTACTTTCCCATGTACGCCTCGGCCCACGCGTCGAGCAGGGGGATGATGCCCTCGTAGTACGCCTGGAGCGCCTTGTGCTCCGCGAAGGAGCTGGTCGTGAGGTGAAAGGCGTGAGCCTGTGTACGCGAGTTCATGAGGAGACCCACATAGCGGTTCGCCATCTTATCATTTCCGGATATTTATTTCTGATTCAATATTAGGATGGTCTTTACAGAGACGATTTTCCCACCAGGGAAGATTTTACACAAGGGTCTCGAGGGTATTCCGTGTCAGGTGCTCCTACGCGACACACGGTTCTTCTACCTTACTGAGAGCGCACCGACCGCCAAGAACTACGGAAACCTGTGTAGCTTCAAGGTGAAAAAGACTCTGCGTCTGTTTGACCTGACGCATAAAAACATCGAGACCCTCGTGAGGAGCAAGTATCCTATAAAGAGCGACACGAAGGGTCTCCTGCGCATCGTCCTAGGCACGGGTATCACGGTCGGTGAGCAAGTGGCGGCCGTTCGTGAACTTCTTGGTAAAAACGCAGGGAAACTTCCCAGGAACACAAATACCCGCAAGGGTCAGCGCCTCAGCTACAAGGAGCTGAACAAAAAGGCGTTTGGGGCCCTTGCGCGTGAGTTTCTGATTCCAGAAGGGTATGATGGGTACTACGCACCTGCTAAAAAGTCGGCATTCCACGGAGGCACATTTCATCATGAAATTATGTTGAACAATGCGTATCGGAAGATTGAGAGGCTGCGTGGACCTGCGCCAGTCATATCTTCCAAATCGTTTTCGGGCGCGCTTCCGCGCATATTCATGGACTATTGTAAAAAGACGACCCGCCTTGTAAGGCCGTATGGCGGCGGATTGACCATATTCTGTACCGGAGGCATGGGCGTCCGTCTGTATCTCATGGCTCTCGGGAAGGATCTCCCCCCCAAAATTCGTCGTACAAACGACTTTGATTTCACGTTCGCCGTGCCTCGTCAACTCTCGTCTGAGAAGCTCGTGTCCACGTATGCCCTCACTATGCGCACCATAATGTACGAGCACCTGAATGGTTTCGTGCGCTATCTGAACAGGCAATACACTGGTATCAACGCGTCTCTCCGCGTGAACAGATACAGGAGATCGGCATACGATGCTCCGCGGCTCCAGGTACCAGGTACGGGTCGTCGGGTCTACCAGGTTATGTCATGGCAGATCATCACAGGTAAGAATGAAGTGACTGACCTCGTGGACACCGCACTCGCCGTTTATCCACACTCCTCACGTGATATGCTCCACCTGCCATTCTCTTATAAGGCGGGAATTCCTATCCAAAAATTAAAGTACCAGCTCAAAGACTCCCTCGCGCTCCTGTCCGGTTCTCTGCTCCATAGAGGTTTAATTTCCAAAAGAAATCCATTAATCGGTGAGGCGAAGGAAAAGGGTCAGAAGAATGTCGAGCGGGTCAAGGAGCTCATGAAGGTGATCCGCAAAAAACGAACGTACTATAAAAATCTTGTTCCGATCGCCAACTCCACAGGACCTTTGCTCGTGAATTTGAATCTAGAAAACCTAAGGGCGGCGCGGCGAAATGCCGTTGTCGTGAACAAAGCGCTCAAAAAAATTAAGTGAACGTACTAGTAGCAGATGTGGATATATTTCGCACTTGTTACGGCGCTGATCCTCATCACATGGGCCGTGATGACGTGGCGCAACGGAGGACGTGGGTTCACGGGCGCTTCAGACCCGTGGCAACCTCCAGTCGTCGTGGATTCAGTTTTATCCAAAGACGACTGTAGATATTTGATTGAAAAAGCAAATTCATTATTCAAGCCAAGTGGCGTGGTTGGTGTGAACGGTCAGGATCCTTCCCGTACGAGTGAGACGGCGTGGATATCCAAGGACGACCCAGTGGCCAAAAAGGTGTTCGCCAAGGCGTGTGAAATGACGGGGAAACCCATGGGGTGCTGCGAGGATCTCCAGGTTGTCCGGTACAAGCCCGGCACCTTTTACAAGGCCCATCACGATTCGTGCTGTGACGGATCTGACGCGTGTCAGGAATTTGAAACGAAAGGTGGCCAGCGGGTCGGAACTATGCTCGTATATTTGAATGATGAATTTACAGACGGTGAGACTCATTTCCCCGACCATGGGGACGTGAAAATGAAAGCACCCCCTGGTTCTGCGATATTTTTCAGACCCCTTGCTAATGACACCCCCAAGTGCCACCCCAAGGCCCTTCACGCAGGCCTGCCAATTTCATCCGGTACCAAATATGTGTGTAACGCATGGGTCCGCGAGGAGGACTTCAAGCATTGAAAAAACTTGTTCTGTCCACGTTAGGGTTTGGGTCACCCCAAGTCTAATCACCCAAAAAAAGCCAACTGCCTCCCCCAACAACCGTGTGTTGTGAGAGCCAGTTAAACGCACCACCAACTCACCAACCAACCAAAAAACAAATGGCTTCCTTCGCTGACGCCGTGAACGCTCTGGTTGCCGAGCGCGACCGCCAGTTTGTGCAGCGCATCGCCACCGAGTACAACCTGAACTTTGACGAGCTTAACAAGAAGTACCTTGATACGGCTGAGATGGCTATCAAGGTGCCTCGCAAGTACACCAAGAAGGCTGCCAAGGAGCCCAAGTCGGTCGAGGTGGGCGAGGGCGCCGCCCCTGACACCACGCAGGTGGCCAAGGCTCCCAAGGCGCCCAAGGAGAAGCCCTGCTGCACGGCTCAGACCAGCAAGAAGGAGCCCTGCAAGTTCAGTGCCCTCAAGGGTGAGGTGTTCTGCAAGCGTCACCTGAAGCAGTCGCTGGAGGAGACGGCTCCCAAGGTGCCCAAGGAGCCAAAGGCGCCCAAGGCGGCCAAGAAGGCCGAGCAGCCGGTACACACTCACCCGCTGACCGAGACTGACGAGGCTTGTGACCTGTGCGCTTCGCATGGCAACCCCCTCGAGGAGACTGAGCAGGACTTTGAGGTGGTCACACCCTTCTCGCACTGCGGGCCGGTGAAGCAGCTCACCACCGAGCAGCGCCTCGCTGCGATCCTCAACTCCGGCGACTCGGAGCCCGAGGACGAGGACGAGGGTGATAAGCTGGAGGCCGCCTTTGACGAGTACGAGGAGGACGACTAAAAGGGCCAAGCCTGGCGCATGGCTCTAATATCTGCGCGCAAGTGAGCAAATCCATTCATCTGTAATCGAACAAACGTCAAAAACCAAAGAGTAATCATAGCCGTCCACACAAATAGGTTCTCCTCCTTTTGCGTCCTGAACTTGTAAATGGGGCCCACCACCTTTCCGAAAAAGGTCTCCTCGTCGCACCTCGTACCCGTCACCAGCTTTTCAATTTCAGTCAGCGCGCAGACCGACTGATTCGTCAACCAGTGTAGCAATATGAACGGCACAATAAGAAGATGCATTGACATGAGATATTCGCTTCCAGTAAATGGTGCAACCACCAGAAATAGAAATACTAGGAGATGAATTAATTTTATAAATGTCGTTACGATCATATCTAATAGGGCCTTACAAAAAAAGTGTCGTGTACGCGCCAAAAGTCTCTCGGCCAACTGTAGTCCAAGTCCAAAACAATGTCGTACAAGCGCCCGAACCCTCGCCCTCACTTGAACGTGCCCACCCATTTCGTGTCCACCTCCTTACCTGGAGGCGGCGTGGTTTCTAGGTGGACTCAAGGGACCAACAAGCCCCGGATAGCTTCTGGTCATCCAAGTGTGGTGGGTCAAATTATAGACAAAATGCGGCATGGCTGGGGCTGGGCGGGTACGAAACCTACGGAGTGGACGCCACCTAGCAATCCCGAGTTCCTGGCAAAGCACCTCGACGACCCCGAAGCTTACCTCAAGAGGTGCGAGGAGTGGCACGCGCGCAACACCCCGCCGCCACGGCGCGCGAAGGAGCCCGCACCACTCCTAAACTTGGAGCCTGTCGCCGCCCTCTACGAAAAGTGGGGCGTCACGGCGCCGCCGATTGCCGACCGTGAAAAGGCGTGGCGACTTGCGGGGTACACAGAGGCCAAGATTCAGAAGGCGTTGGCGTTTCACAAGAGGATGGAGGAGACGTCCGCGGAGCGACAGGTGGTGCTCGACCTGATATTCGCCAAGTTTCCGAGCGCGAACAAGCCTACACCCAAGGTCAAGGCCAAGAAGGTCATCAAGGTTGTTAAAAAGAAGATGCCAAGTTCTATTAATGAGTAACCGATGGGCCGATATGACGGACGACGATCCCATCGAACCCTGGGTCCACGAGAATGATCTTGAAATACCAGTCACTATTTCCAAACACGGAATAAAGGTGAAAAAACCGAGTTACGTCCCGCCCCACTCGCGTCAGGATAAAACCAAGCCTACTGTAAACAGTAAGAAATGAGCTGTGAGGTGTGTTGTGATGGATTCAACCGCTCATCTCGTTCAAAAATCACTTGTCCCTATTGTCCATTCAGTGCATGTTCTGGCTGCACTGAACGGTACCTCCTAGAAACTACACAGGATGCGCATTGTATGGCGTGTCGCAAGTCATGGTCTCGTGAAATTTTGGTGGACAATTTCACACAAAAATTCGTCAGTCGCGACTACAAGAACAGGCGCGAGTCTTTGCTCCTAGAGCGTGAAAAGAGCCTCATGCCAGCCACCCAACCCTATGTGGAACTCGAGCGCAAGGTTCGCCAGGCGTCACAGGAACTCGTCGGACTCGGGATCTTGATTAATACTCATACGAATAAACTGAACGTCATAGCCGGCCTCCAACTGGCGCCATTGGCGGTCGAGCACGAGTTGGACAACGAATTCGATGCGCTTGTTTTACGGCACAAGCTCATACAGGATCAACGCCGATTGATCAACAACGTCGCACTAGATATACAGCACTTGGAGTGGTATCAGAATCAACTTATCACGCGTATTCATGGTGGACAGGTCGGGAACGAAAAGCGTCAGTTTGTCCGTGCGTGTCCTGTAGACGATTGTCGGGGTTTTCTGAGCACCGTCTGGAAGTGTGGCGTGTGCGACAACTGGTCATGTCCGGATTGCCACGAGGTCAAGGGGAAGGACAAAGACGGGCCGCACGTGTGCGACCCTAACAACGTCGAGACGGCCAAGCTCCTGGCCAAGGATTCACGCAACTGTCCGAAGTGCGCATCGATGATTTTCAAAATAGACGGCTGTGATCAAATGTTCTGTACTCAGTGCCACACTGCGTTCAGCTGGAGGACGGGGCGCGTCGAGTCGGGCACCATTCACAACCCACATTACTACGAGTATCACCGTCAGCGCGGAACCCTACAGCGCAATCCGGGTGACGTGCCGTGTGGTGGATTTCCGGAATGGTTCAGAATCAATCACACGTGTGCCCGTAACTCGGCACTATTTGCTAAAATCGCAGCGGCTCACCGCACCCACGGGCACTGTCAATGGGTCGTGATACCCCGATACACGACCGGGAACCAGGACAACCGCGACCTCCGCGTCAAGTTTATGATTGGAGACATAGACGAGGATGAATTTAAGAGGAAGATTCAGCAGCGTGAGAAGGCGCGGCATAGAAAGACGGATATTGTACAGGTTCTGGAGATGTACACGACCGTGCTCAACGATCTGTTCCAGGCCTACGTAGTGGATGGAGACTACAACAGCATCTGCGAGGCTCTCACGTCTCTTCAAACACACTTCAATTCGACAATGGACGCCATCTCCAAGCGATATTCGAAATGCGCCACTCCGCGCATCACGGAAAATTTCGCCATGTACTAGTAGGAATGTGGCGAGTCGTCCTCGGACTGGCCATAGTTATTTTGATCTTAGTGATCCTCAAGCGGACCAGTACGTTCGGGGATGAAAGTGCTATTCCGAAAAAAATTTGGACGTATTGGAACAGTGACGAGTTGACCCCAGTCGTCACAAAGTGTATAAATTCTTGGAAGAAATACAATCCAAATTATGAAGTGAAAATAGTGACGCCCACTAACCTGAATCAGTACATAGACTTTGACGTGAAGAAGGTCAAGTTCAATGACTCGGCAGCCCGTGAATCAGATATCATCCGTCTCAATATCCTGGCCAAGTATGGCGGCGTGTGGTGTGACGCGTCCATCCTCATGACCCGTCCGTTCGATTTTCCAACAAATTCTAAACATGAATTCGTAGGGTACTACATAGAGCACTACACGACCAAACCTCAATGGCCATGTATCGAAGGTTGGTTCTTCGCGACCGTTCCGAATGGAAAATTAGTTGTGAAATGGCGCGACTCTTTCATGAGTATAGCAAATTTTGATTCGGTAAACGATTACATAGACGACCTCCAGAAGAAGGGTGTAGATTTCCAAAAGACTCAATTGAGTATGCTCAACTATTTGGCTATAAATTTAGCAGCACAGGACGCCATGCAAAAGGGCATGAATGTCGATGACATAAATAATACCTGTTATTTCATGAGCGCTAATAAAGGGCCATATAAGCACATGTACGACCACGGGTGGAACAACTATAATGCGGTCAAATCAGTATGTAAGCCTAATCAACCTACTATAGTAAAGTTCCATAATCATGATCGTAAATTACTGGACACCAAACCTGAACTTGATTGTGTTTTCAAGGGTCACGAATAAATTCCAAACTAAAATTAGATGTGGGTCGTCATCTTGTTGGTGGTGGTCCTTGTGGTTTTGCTCTTATGGGCCAGACGACAGGAACCTTTCACCAGTCAAGGGATACCCAAGACCATATGGACCTATTGGGACTCGGAGGACCTTCCTGAATTTGTTTCAAAATGTATAGACAAGTGGAGGCGGTTACATCCAGATTGGTCTATCACGGTCCTGAACCCCAAGAACCTGAAGGACTATCTTCCGGAGACTGATATTTTCAAACTAAAATTCGCAGACACGAAGCCAAGGCAGTCAGACTTTGTGAGGCTTTACATCCTGCCCAAGTTTGGGGGAGTATGGGCGGATGCCTCAGTGATCCCTACGCGGTCATGGGACTGGGTCATCGAGGAACAGAAAAAGAAGGGGTCTGATTTTATAGGGTACTATCGTCAGGGGGCTACGACCAAGTCAGAGTACCCGGTCATAGAGAGTTGGTTCTTTGCCTGTCCCAAGGATTCTGATTTTGTTTCGAAATTGAGAGATGAAATGATGACCATGAATTCTTTGGAAAATGAGGCGGACTATAAAGAAAATGTGAAGGCTCGGGGTGTTGATATACAGAACATACCCCAACCTGATTACCTGAATATTTACCTATCAGCCCAAGCGGTCATGCAGACCCAGATGACCACGGATGAAATTAGAAACAAAATTCACGTGTACCCATCAGAGGATGGGCCGTTCAAGCACTCGGTCACGAACGACTGGAAACCGGCCGAGTCGGTCAAGAGTTTATGTGCCCTTGAGACCACAGAGATGCCCGAGATGATAAAGATCTATGGGAACGAACGGAGGGCGATGGAGTCTGACCCGGAGTTAAAAAAGTGCGCCCAAAATATCTTAGGGTAGGATGGAAAATATCTTCAAAAAGTTGCTCGGTAAATATTGGATAATTTACCAGGGGCATGAGATTGCCCAACTAATTTTGAAACAAATTTGCGAGCACGTGGTCTGGGTACCGAAAAAACACGTCTTGCGCAAGTCAAAGTCGATGCCGATAATGTGAGCTTCACCCAAATGGCTCTCCAGATCCTCCACCAGCTCGAAGCCGCTTCCGGCCGCCTTGAGAAGGAGGCGATCCTCAAGGCTCACGCGACCGACCAGACCTTCAAGGAAGTCTGTCGCTTGACCCTCGACCCCCTTACCAATTTCTATATTAAAAAGCTGCCTGCTGCAGGCCCCAAGCCTGCTGGGGACACATGGTCTCTGGACAAGGCGCTCAAGTCCATCGAGGGGTGGCTTGCGACGCGCAAAATGCGCGGCAAGTCGGCAACCACTCATCTCGAGCGCCTGTTTGCCTGTGTCAGTGACGATGACCAGGAGGTTCTCCGGCGCGTTCTGGGCCGCAACCTCAAGTGCGGTGTGAGCGAGGCGACGGTCGAGAAGATATGGCCGGACCTGAAGCTCAGCTACCCCTGTATGCTTGTGAGCCCATTGACCGAGAAGACCAAGGTTAAGTTCCCGTGCATAGTCCAGACCAAGATGGACGGCATGCGCTTCAACGCCCACGTGACCAATGGTGATGTGGTTTTCCGCTCGCGCGCTGGCAAGGATCTGGCGTTTGAGGGCCTGCCCATCGAGGCCGACTTCCAGAAGCTTCCTGAGGGCGTCTATGACGGTGAGCTGCTCGTGGCCAACTCCGACCGCAAGACGGGGAACGGTATCCTGACAAAGTTCCAGAAGGGCACGGGCACTGTGGTTGTGGGGCGCGACATCCACGCCAAGGTTTGGGACGTGATCCCGGTGACCGACTTTGCCAAGGGCTCGTGTTCAATCGGGTACTTTGAGCGCTTCCAGATCCTCAGTGGTGCTCTGAAGGCGGCGCGTCCCAGCACCATCATACTCGTCCAGACGTGGCTGGAGGTCTCTGATATGGAAGAGGCTCAGACCATCTACAAGGAGCAATTGGCCCACGGTGAAGAGGGTGTGATCCTCAAGGACCCCAAGGGCCCGTGGGAGGATAAGCGGGTCAAGCACCAGGTCAAGATGAAGGCGGAACTTGAGGCAGACCTGAGGGTCACTGGGTTCCTCCCGGGGGCTGGCAAATTTGAGGGCAAAATTGGCTCGCTACTGGTCGAGTCGGCCGATGGCAAGGTCAAGACGGCGGTCGGTACCGGTCTGAATGACGAGGAGCGGTCTTGGGACCCGAAGGAGTTCATCGGCAAGATTGTGGCCGTCAAGTACAACGCTCTTATTGACGACAAGAAGACGGGTCAGAAGTCCCTGTTCCTCCCGGTTTTCGTGGAGATTCGTGAGGACAAGACGGTGGCTGATGTGATTTAGACTACCACGCGGGGGGGGGCATGGGAATTGTATTGACCCGAGTCTTCCACTGATAAAGGATCAAAATTAGTTCTTATCCGGTCATAGGAATTTTTGTACTCAATTTAGAACAGAATAGGGGTTGGTGAGTTTACCGAAGTTCCAACCGGCTGCACCGTTTCGGGCGTTCTCTGCTTGTGAACACGGTTTGAGGTGGGCCTTCCTATTGTCGAGACGGTTCCATGTGAGGTGGTCGACCACCAAAACTTCGGGGAAATTCATGAGGTACCTGTGCATGGTGAAATACTTTTTTAGAATTCCGTTCCAGAATTGCGCGTACCCTTCGGGCGTCAGTGTCCATCTATGTCTCATGAGGTCACTTAGGTCCTCGGGGTCCACCCGGGCATAAGTCACTATGACCCCCTTGAACTCTATGGGAACTAGATCGGGAAATAGATTCTCCCCAGGCTTTCTCAAATTTGAAACAAGATTGAAGAGGTTCCCCGAGCCATGCGCCACCGGTTGCCCCTTCAGTTTGTACCATTTATATTTC